ATCTTTTTCCTCAGGAGTTTTAGGTTTTTTCAGACGCTTACCTTTTTCGTCTATTATGCCTAATTTGAATGCAGCAGTTTTATCAAACGACGTAACAAGAAGTTTGAGAAATCTAAATGTATAGACTAGGTCTGCTGCTCTTTTAACTATTCCCATCAAATTTTCCTTAAGGCTTCTATAATACCGTCATCCATCCTATATTTTGCATACTCTGTATTCTTTACATACTTTAAAAATATTAAAAATGGTTTTACCACTGGCCAATGCATTGGATCTAATTTTAATTCTAGTATTTTACATCCAGCTTCAATACCAAACATATTAAAAAATACTATAAGATGATTTAATATCAATCTTTCTGACAATTCACCATAACCAATATAACGATTTACTAATCTCTTAATATATTTTATTCTTTTAAGATCTTCGTAAAAATCCTCTGAACTTGCACCCAGAGGATTATTATAATTCTTAGCCGCATAAAGAAGTACATTTTCTTCGGTAACTTCAGTAAATTCCATAATCTATCCTAAATAAGTTTCACACCTATTTATTCAGAAATTATCTCGTTTAATTCGTCAATCAAATCAGATTTATTTTTCCTGCGATCTAACTCAACACCATGTTGTCGACCTAAAGCTTCTAACTGAAGTTTAGACATATCTTCCATTGAAGTATTATTTGCTGGTGCTTCATTTAATTGTATTGGCTTAGGCATAGGTGGAGTCTCCGGCCTTGGTGATTTTTTCATAACGTGCTGTTCAACTACACCTGAATAAGCGTCAACTTCTTCTTGAGTCAGATTTTGTGATTTTAATAATTCGTTGGTTCGAGGATCTTTCCAACCGTTTAAGGTTGGAATTGCGTTCTTCGCCCAACTTGGAGGACTAATTGGTGCCACTTGTCACTGCTCCTTTTACTGGGTTTACAATATTCTTATCGCCTTTCATGTTATCATTCGGGCGGGCTTTTGCGCCTGGTCCTTTACGGCCGGCATCTGCTGCATCCTGGTGACTTTTAGATTCTGTATCATCTATTTCAGGCTTATGATCTTTTTTCATCTTTTTTGCTGTCGGAGAATCTTTAGAATCCATCTCTTCAGGAGCTGTAGCACCTGCAGTATGAGATTTCTTTTCCATGATACGAGCGTATACAGGCCAGCGAGTAGATTCTTTTTTCTCCATTGCTGCATCACCTTTTCCATTTTCGGTATCAGGTTCTTGACGTGGTTTTACTTCAGACTTCTCGCCTTTTTTCTTTTTGCGAAGCATAGCAAAATCTTTACCATCAATGTCGCCATCTTTATCGTGATCTATTTTATGCTGATCACCTTTCAATGCTTCATCTTTGGCCATTTTATTAGCTAAGGATGCCGGCATAGGTTTCAAAGATACTTGATCTTTTGGCTTCGCCGAACGTGCAGCTTTAGCCAAAGCTTTTTCTTTGTCTTTCTGTGTTAATATTTTTTCCTGGACCGATTGCAAAGCGAGGCCCATATTTCTTATGTCTTGCGTTTTCATTTTAGTTTCCTTTACATCCACATTTGGGCTGCGATTGATCCGGCCACAGCTATAACTGCTACCCAGAATAGTTTATTTATTACTTTAACAGTCTGTGCATTGTCTTGCACCTGTCTCTCTATACTATCTAACTTTTCACTAAATCGATTCATACGTTCCCAACCACTATCTTGGGCTTCTTTAATACCGGCGATCTTTTCTTCAGCGCGCGCTAAAGCAATCATAGCCTCGGTGAGGTTATCGAGCTTCTCTTCAATTCTATCTAGTCTAGCGTTAGTAGTCATTTTCAATTCCGTAGTTAGTTCTAGAGTTTGCCGCATAGCCTAACAATTCCACCTCCGCCTCGCTTGACGAAGTCGGCTATCAGGATCTTTAGCCGCCGCCGGAAACTTTTTCATTTGTCCAGCACTGCGAGCGCAATATGATTTACGCCTATTAGCTGCTTTAGATCCCTTCTTTAACTTACTAGGTTTAGTAGTAACCGCAGTCTTTAGGTTACCACCAGTCCTTCTATTCTCAGCATCGACTCCTTTTTGTGTCATGCCTGCACCCTTATCGGTTGCACGAAAATGACCCTTTGAGTCTTTTTCTACGAAAGTCTTAAACCTATCCACCGAACTCGTGCCCCGCAACTCGTCTCATTTGCTTATTAAATTCAGTTTGATTTGGTTTAGATTTATATAATTTAATAGAAATCTCAGGACGTTCTTTACCTTTGATTCTCCATTTATAGCCATCAGCTTTATGATCGGCATCAGTAGTTTTCACAACTCTGCGTTTATATCCTGCTTCCCAAGACTCTGATTTTTTTTCAGATATGAATTGCTTAAACTTTATCATGATCCCATTTTCTTTCTAAAATCAGCTAAGTCTTTATCTGCAGCCTTACGTCGTGCTGCAGCTTTCTTCGCATCAGCTTCACGATCGGCTTGTGTTCTACCACTAGCTTTATCCATTTGCTTTAGAATACGATCTCGTGCCGGACCTTCAGATACTTCGCTTTTCATATAATCTCTTACTGAATCAATATAATCGGTAGCCTTTGTTATTTTTGACTGTACCCATTCAGGAAGATTATCATTTTCACCTAACATATCATGTAGCTCTTGAGCAGCATCAATCATTGTTTTTAATTGACCTTTAGCCATTCCACCTTCCTGATCATATTCGCCAGGATCTTTAGCTTCTTCCATAGTTCCAACTTGACTATGTTGATATATTTGTGCTAACAGTTCTCGTGTAGTTGTCATTACTGCCTTCCAAACAATCTGTTCTTGTCCATCTTATCCATAGCTTTAGATACACCTTTTACTCTTGCTTTAGCTTTATCAGTATCTCCAGCTCCGGCCTTTTTTGCAATATCGGCGCCAGCTTTACGTACGTATTGACCCATCTTATTATTAGAAAGTTCGCTCATGTTTTTGGTTTTAGTATCTTTTGTACGAGCTTTATCCATCATTCGATCATGCCTTTTGGCATCCATATCTTTTTCTCGATCAATTTTGTCTTTTGCAATATCTTGTGCCATACCTTCTCTTGCAGGTACTTTAGCTTTACCAGTTAATTTATTAACTGCAGTAGATGTACCCTTATTGCGATTAATAAATGTCTTAATACCTTTTTTAGCTTGATCTTTTCCTGCTTTAGAAATATCGCGATCGCCTGATCGTGAGTCAGTGTATCCACGCTCAGTACTCTTTGCAGCATCTGCTGTGCTTACTTGCGCTTTTTTGATATAGCGGCCTGCCATACCTTTTGAGATCTCAGCAAATGATTTAACACCTTCGTTTTGACGTTTTAGTACAGCTTTAACTTGAGGATGATCTGACAAACCTTTTGAAAGTTTATCAATTACCTTCGTTGCGCCTGTCATATTTCCGCCCTTGTATCTGGGATCAGACGCAATGCCGACTGCCTGCTTGACGTGCTTAGGATCGTGGGCTTCATTCTTAGGTTTGTCATGCGTGTATCCCATTTTCTTCATACGAAGATGGTCGGCTTCTTTATCAGCTTTATAAGCCTTGCCTGTTTTAGGATCATACATCATATGAGGCTCAAATGTTTCTTTTTTAGGCATACGTGCTCCAAGATCAGTGGTTGATACACTTTTCTTTCCAGCTTCACGTTCTTTTTCTTGGCGTTTCTTTGCCATTGCAGTAGCCTTTTGGACATCAGCAATTGTTAGCTCGTTAACATCTTCTTTACGTAAAGATCCACACTTAGATTGTTCTGAATAACATTGTGCATCTGTCAATGAAGCGTTTTCCATTTTGCATGAACAATCAGGATCTGGATTACCTCTTTCACATCCACACTTTTTGCAGTACATTGTGTTCTCGTAAGCTTCTTCCATATCGTCTTGACGTGGTTTAACTTTTGCAGCTTCTCTTGCAAGAGATGCCTTTAGCCATTCAAGAGTTTTTTCCTGCTTGATAACTTCTCTATCCATAGGCACCATACGTGTACCCTTTTTTCCATCAGGCTTTGTATAGATTTCAGGTTTTCTATCAGCGGTTTTGACGTTTTCTTTATAAATGTGTGGATGATCATCTTTTGCATGATCATGATCACCGCCATAATGAGTACCAAGAGCTTTCTTTACATTCTTTTGAGAACCGTGATATTTTAGTTCATCGCTGCCATGATAAGTTGTTTTAACGCCATGCTTCTTTTGCATGAGAGCTGAATGTGCTTTTTTCTCAGCATCATTACTAAGCATGTGCTGTGCACCGCTTGATGAAACGCCTGAGGCTTCACTTATTTCTTTAAATGTTTTCATTTTTAACCCCTAGTTATCTTTATGAATACGATCTGAACTTGAATGTGCACTTTTTGCAGCTGATTCATATCCATTATGATCTGGTCCATGTTTTTTTAATAAGCTTTTAGCGTGATCGTGATCTTCTTTTCCAAGGTGGTGTGCATTAGCAGCTTCTCTATGGTTATCAGCTTTGGTATTTAAACCCTTTTTCTCTGCAGCATTAGCTTTGTTTATATGAGATTGCATAGCTGTATCATGTTTTTTTATAGCAGCAGTATGACTAGACATAGCATCTTTTGTTCGTTGAACAGTTCTATATGGATCACCGTAAGGAGATTCATTTAGTTCCTGCCTTATTTGAATAAAAGATTTCATTATGCTAGGTCCTTATCATGGTTAAGCCCACCTTTTTTCTTTTTGACAATAAAAGCATTGACTCGTGCATGTCCCCACTGAGTTGGCGTGGTGCCAGGTCTGTGACCGGTTTTCCATGCAGCAACGCCACGATTAAATACTTTACGCAAAGTACCTGTAGAGATACCTGACTTTTTAGATTTATCGGCAAGTGAGCTACCTGCTTTATCTTCTGTGATATATTCTTTGAAGTTTATCATTTAATCCCCATACATCTGCTTAAACTTAGTAGTCCAAGTCGATTGTTTAGTTTTACCTTTATTCTTTTTATCACCTGGTGCTGGTTTATATGCACTAGAATCGTTATCTGCTTTTTTACCATGTTTCTTAAAGTGCCGATCTCTTGCTACCTTTGTAGCTTTCTTTAGGCCTTTATGATACGCTTTAGGCTGCGATCCTTCACGATCCTTAATGTCAGAATCTTGAGGTGTGCTCTCATTCTGTCCAGGTGTAGTCTTTTTCATATACTTTACTGATGCATCAGTTCCATAATCATACTTTGCTTCTTCTACAATCTTCTCAACAGCATCTAACCACTGTCTCGTAGTCTTATCAGAAGTTTCTACAATGACGTAGTTCGATCCGATGAGCGCGATTTTACCAACCTCAGATGTTTTCTTGATAATGACTTGTTCCCCGAGTTCGAAGAGCTCACCTTTAACAAAAGCTTCTCTAGTTTCTGATACGGTTTTAAGTTGAATATGTCTTTTAAATTCATTCTCTTCTTTTAACCCCATACCATTACGTACAGCGTTGAACATCTTCTTCGCATCAGGGTTTGATATAGCTTTAGATAATCCTTGTGCAAATCCAGTAAAGTCGTTATTCTTTGCATAACCTCTTTGCTTTGTACCAGATGCGCCTTCTGCACCTTTTCCATCAGGATCTCTTTGTCCTGCACTAACAACTTTTATACCACCATCAAAGTTATAAAATCCATGAGTACCCTTTTTTCCGTTATATTTATTTAGACGCAAGTCATATTCTTTTACACGATCAGATCCTGCAACTAATATAACCTTTTTAAATCCTGCACTATACATTGCAGATAATGCATGAAAGGGCGTTACAACTTTTTTATCGATAATAATTGATCTTGCATGACGAGGAAACATCTTACGTGCATACTTTACTTTGTCAGAATACGTAAGAGGATTATCTTTTTGATCGTTTGACTGCGACAGATAGATACGATAAGGTGCTCGACCAGCTGTTATGGCGAGCTTATCTAATAATTTACCATGTCCAATAGTAGGAGGATTCATTCGGCCAAAAACCAAATAACCTACTTTTTCCTCTTCTACTAAGTATTCACTAAAGCGATTTATCATTTTTGTCCGTGCGCCGCTCTTCTTACTGATGGTAAAAGCTTTTTTGCTATGCGATTTACTCTTGGTTTCATTTTAGTAATACGTTTTTCAAGCTCAGCCTTTTTAGCAGGAGTTAAATCTTTTCTTGACATACCTTTTGTCAACTTTTTATATATTTTATCTATTGCCTGCTTTTTCGCACGTTTCTTAATCCGCTCAGGATTAGCGACTCGGTTTTTCATACGATTTCGGGCAATTCTTAATTTGTTTTTATTTTTGCGCATATCGCGAGAACGCTTACGCCGCGCTGCCATTGATAGCGCTTCATCTGTAGATTCCTCATTGTCCTCATTAGCACGCTTCATGAGATCAGCGATCTTACCCATAGTTTTCTTATCTTTATTGGTAAGATCAGGCTTCTTTGTCATGGCTGTTTGGCCATCAGGAATCGTAGCTTCATACATATGCTTGCGACGTTTCATCGCACGGTACTTTAAGTACTCGTCTTCGCCTGCTTCAACAGGCACTATCATTAGTTCTTTAAAACTATACATTTACTTCCTCGTTGGTTTATCCCATCCCTTTAATATATCTTTGCTGAAGTTGTTGTACGAAAATTCCATTCGGTCAACAATCTTAACAGCATCACCACCAAGTTTATCAATTGCAACGTAACCTTCTTCTCCAGTTACCTTGTATCCATTATGAGTCTTTACGAAGGTCTTCACCTTCGCTAACTTATTAAGTATATTTATAAGTTTTAATTTTGCCAAAACTATAACTTTTTGCAGTTCGAACATCTGTTCTAAACTTTTTTTGTTTTGTATACTAAAGAATGACAATATTGTATCTAATTTTTGCTGCTGTGCACCTTTACCTTTTTCGGTTTTGCGTTTATCTATTTCTTTTTTGTATCTTTCTGAGATGAAACGAATGAGCCCAGATACATGTCCTCTTGTATTTCCAATGACTGCGCCTGCTCTGACAAAGGAATTGTTATAGGTTTCAATGAGCCTTTGTAACTCTTCCTGTCCCTCGAGCGCCCTGAGAGTCGTTCCTGAGATTTTATTAAAGATTTTACCAGCTTGTGAAAGATATTCATTGACTTCCTCCGTATCACGTTTACTCATGGTTATATTGGTTAAATCTCTAAGCATTGCATCTTGCGACCACACGCCTTTAGATTTTTTTAGTTTAGAAACATTTACACCATATGAAGCTCTCATAGTTTCAAATGTTTTACCAGTGTATGTAGTATGCCAAACAATTCCTATTTTAGATTTCTTAATCTCTGCAGCTGCAGTTGAATTACTTGGCACTGCATAGACTATAGTATTAGGATGAAATGTAACATAAGAGTCACCAGCAATCTTTTTAGTTTTTATATCTCCTGGTCCATATAAGAAATCGCCTTGCACGACGCCTTTGATACCCAAGGCAGGGAGTTCTGACAAAGCGGTTTTAAGCTTATCAGCAAGATCACCGCTAGTATCAGCATCAACATCAGCAGGAGTTTTATAGACTTTGGGATTCTTATTAAAGATTCCTTTTTTTGCCACGAAGAATCTTCCATCACCAGGATCAATACCAGCAAATATAGCAGGGGCACCATCCCATTTAACAGATACGTTTCCATCGTGTTCACCTTTCAACATATCTCGTAAAGATCGTAAGGCCATAATAGCATCTCGTGTTCCCTTAACACCACCGTATATAACTTTATCTTCGATATGAGTCATATGCGTATTTTTATTTTCTGTTATATGTGTTTTAAAATTTTCCATATGCCTATTATACCACGATTCTTTTTAAATGTACACAGTTATTCTAATTTTGTTGCGACTAAATGCACTCTATTTTCCTCACCACCATTAAAGAAGTTATGATATACAGTATTATCTGTAATGTAAACTGTACCATCTGCACGCATATAATATGCACGATCTTCAATAATCATTCTACAACCTTTGTTGGTGTAAAGTGGAATATGGATTCTCCGCTCTGGATCTCTATGCCAAGACAGACACGATCTGGGGGGTTTCATCAAGAACCTGAGTCTACCAATATTCCACTTTAAACTTAATAAACTAAATACTTCTTCAGTATATGTGTCCTTAAATTCCGGACAAATTTCAGTGTATGCAGCTTCATCTACGTATGGCAGACGTTCTTCTTCTTCATTTTTGTCAGTTGGATAAGTCCAATACTTACCTCTGACATTACCACCAGTGACCGAGTTAGGATCTCCTGGTATTCTATTGACACATACTGCATTAAAATCAACGTTGCGTGCGTCATCTGTTACATGTTCATGTTCTTTTGTAAATCTGATATAATCCATATATAAACGATCAACATCAATATTCATATCATGTTCTTCGATAGGATCGTATCCACTTATCCACTGCATTATATTATCCTCTATGCTGATGCCTTTGTGTAGGCGGACGAATCGTTTGTTTTAGCTCCCATAACGTTTACTATTTCTGATGTAAAGTTATTTCGTTGGCTTGTGTTTGCTTTCATAAGTGCTGCACCAAGATGTGCAGCTCCCAATAATGGGTGTATAAAATGTGCTTGACCTTTCTTAGATGATAGACCATCCTCAAATGTTGCTCTATCAACTTCAGGGTTTACTTCTTTTACTAAATTATAAAAATTATCTTTATTGCTTTTTGAAGGATTTGGAGCTGCTAATATTCTTGCCTGACTTACAAGTTCTTTATTTGTAGGCATTGTCTTGTTTAAATGTACCGCAGCCGAATATACTATTTGCGCATATCCAGTTCTACCACCTCGAGCTCCCTTACCTTGTAGTTCCATATTTAAAGCACCAAAAGAGTTTGGTGCACGTATGTCTGCTTTACTTGTTGCATCAAAGAAAAACATTCCATTCTTAGATGAGAATATACCTTTACCCGCAGCAGTTTCTAATGTAACTTTTGTAAACCTATGTTTATCCAAAGCTTTTTCTTCTACATTATAATCAGTGAGTTTAACAGTTTCTCGGTCTTTTACTTTTTTAAGAGAGATTCCCATCACGTTTCTATTCATAAAATTATCAACAATAAATTCATTTAGTTCTCCAAATGTTTTTATCTTATTTAATTTAACAGATAGTGTAGCTTGATCTTTCATAGCCCATATATCACCTGGATTCCATTTATCGTGATTAATAGCAGGCAAACCTTCAGCTTTACGTAATTTATTTTTTAATGCATACAACGAATCCATCTTTTTGTCACCACGATGCAATGTATGTTTTGTAGTTACGTATCCTGCTTTAATTAATTTCTCAGCTATTTTAAATCCAGATATATGCCATGATCCATCGATAGCGACATACTTATCAAAAGGTTCACTTACAAATACTTTATCTTTATATTTTTTTAAAGTTTCTATCGTATAATGAGAAAAATCATGAGTTGTACCTTCGCCTAATACTGCAGCAATATAGAGACATTGTAATGATTCAAACTTTGCTGTCTCTCCTGTCGCACCCGCTCCTGCACCTTGACCACCAAATAATGGCGATTTACCAATCTGATTCGAAACTATTGTACCTCCAGATTTTAAATCAAAGGTAGTAGTTGAACCTGATGTAGAATCAGCTACATATTTTTTTATTGCATCTATATTTTTTTGTGTATTAGCAATATAAACGTCTTTTCCTTCAATATCGCTTACAGGATCTCCAGCCTTTATTGCATCAATAAAGACGTCAACTCGGCTCTCTCTTGATCCGCTAACAGGTTTACCCCATTCTGCCCTAGACATTTTTGCAAACGTAGCCATATTTACTCCAAGAAACTTATCTCTATTTATATAAAAAAAGGACGGCATAAAACCGTCCTAGGAGCCCAAGATGGGTGGGGAGAAAAAAGTGCTAGCGAGATGCCATGACCAACCATAAGTCCACTCGCCAGCTGGCGTTTAGTCACGTCTCTCATAAATGTATGCGTCAACTCTATCAGCATACTTGAGAGGCAATGACTGGTTGTACCGACGAACGCCTCGCCTATGACCACGTGCTTGAAGTTTGATATAGTACCGTTGGTACTTACCATCCTCTTTCAACATTCTGTTGCACTTAGATACAAAGGATCTAAGATCAGCAATTTGTGGATCTTGACGATCACTAAAAGTTGCTATATACGAATCAGATGTCCGGGTCGTGTACATTATGTTACCTCCGCTTGCATTTCACGTTCTTCACGTTCAATATTCTTTTCCAGTTCTTCACAAAGCTCAAACAATTCTATGACAATCGAAGTGCGAGTCTTTTGATAATTATGAGCTCTACGAGCTAGACTAGCCAATTTCTTTTTCATTGTCATTGCGTCTTGAATATCTCTAACTATAATCATGCTATTCTCCTTATCATGTATCCATACTACCACACTTTTAAGGAGATGTACATAAAAAAATGCGGCCTTAACCGCATTAATTTAGAGTGTATCATTTATGTCACTAGAACTTACCGAGAAACTTTCCTATGTGACTGACAAACGGTAGTAACATAACTGCCATCATTAGATTCATTCCTGTATGCGCCATTGCAATTCGTAAAGTATCGCCTTTTGGCATTCCATCAGATACAAAAAA